CAATCGTGAAATGTGGGAAGTGATGCTGTCTGGGCAGGGGGCAAGACGCAACCCGCTGACGGTTGCATTGACTACCGCAGGCTACGACAGAAAAAGCGTCTGCTGGGAAATCTGGAAATACGCCGAGGCTGTGGCCGCTGGCACCGTGAAAGACGAGACTTTCCTGCCGGCCATCTATGCCGCCCCGATTGAGGCCGACTGGAAGGACGAGAAAACGTGGGAGCGTGCAAACCCGAATCTCGGCGTGTCCGTGCGTATGGACTTTCTCCGCAGTGAGTGTGCTCGAGCGGTTGAGATGCCGACGTATGAGAACACTTTCCGGCAGCTGTACTTGAACCAGTGGACAGAGCAGAGCACGAGGTGGCTGCGGATGGATCACTGGGCCCAAGGCGACAAGCCTTGCCCCGTTGATCTCGCTGGCCGTGAGTGCTGGGCCGGCCTGGACTTGGCCACGACGTTTGACACCACGGCCCTGGTGCTGCTGTTCCCGCTTGATGATGGCACCTTTTGGATTGAGCCGCACTTCTGGATACCGAGCGACAACGCCCACCAGCGGGAGCGACGCGACAAAGTTCCATACCTAACGTGGCATCGGCAGGGGCTCCTGCACATGACAGATGGCAACGTCACCGACTTCGATACGGTGCGTGCAGACATCAACGCCATAGCCTCAAAGTACAAGGTGTGCGGCATCGGCCTGGACCCGTGGAACTCCGCGCAACTCGGGCAACAACTGCAAGGCGACGGCCTTCCCATGTCAGACTTTCGACAGGGCTACGGCTCTCTGTCGGCACCTAGCAAGCAGCTGGAGAACCTTGTTGTGAGCGGGAAGGTGCTGCACGGTGGGCACCCAGTGCTGTCGTGGCAGGCTTCCAACGTGGCCATCCAGCAGGATTCCGCAGCCGGAAACATTAAGCCGAGCAAGGCCAAGAGCACAGAACGCATAGACGGCATCGTGTCGCTGGTCATGGCCATCGGGCTGTGGCAAAAGGCAACCGCAGCCACGCCGGAACAGTCCTGGGACATCGTGACTCTATGAGCGAAAACGCCGCCGCTGACTTCAAGATGTTTGACCTGCGTGGCATCGACTGGCCAGAGGTGAGTTCCAGCCGCACGCCTTCCGGCATCCGCGTCAACGCTGACAACTCCATGGCGTGCTCGGCTTACACGGCCTGCATCCGCGTCATATCGGATGCGGTATCAGCCCTGCCGCTGCACATCTACGAGCGGATGGCCAACGGCGGGAAACAGAAGGCCACGAGCCATCCCGTGTATCGCCTGCTGCACCAGCAGCCGAATCCCTGGCAGACGGCCCAAGAGTTCCGGGATTGGATGACCGGCATGTATCTGCACTACGGTGCGAGCTACGCCGAGATCCGCCCAGGTGCTCGAGGTGCTGTGTCTGAGTTGTGGCCGCTGCACAGTTCCCGCATGGAGGCTGAGCGGCTGACTGACGGCACGCTGCGGTATCGCTACCGCGAGCCAAGTGGCCAGCAGACGATCTACAGCCAAGATCAGATTTTTGCCCTGCGATTCACGACCGAAGACGGCATCAAGGCGATCCCGACCTACAAGATTTTTCAGAACGCCATCGGCCTGGCCCAGGCCCTTGAGACACACGGCAGTACGTACTTCGGCAACGGTGCTCGGCCCGGCATCGTGCTGGAGAGCGACAACCCGATTCCCATTGAGGCTGCCGAGCGACTCCGCGAGCAGTGGGAGCGGATGCACCGTGGTGCAGACCGTGCTTTCCGCACAGCTGTGCTGCCTAACGGCGTGAAGGCCCACGAGCTCAGCGGCTCAAACGAAGCAGCCCAGATGCTTGAGAGCCGGGCTTTCCAAGTTGTTGAAATCTGCCGGGCGTTTCGCGTTCCGCCGCACATGATCCAGATGCTGGACCGCAGCACGTTCAACAATATTGAAGTCCAGGGCACAGAGTTTGTGCAGCACTGCCTGCTGCCGCACCTGAAGCGGTGGGAAGCAGCCATCAGCCGTGACTTGATCGTAGATGACGAGAAGTATTTCGCAGAGCACAGCGTCAGTGGCCTGCTTCGCGGCGACCACGCAAGCCGGTCTGCCTACTACGTTTCTGCCCTGCAAAACGGCTGGATGACGGTAAACGAGATTCGTGAGCTCGAGAACCTCAACCCGATCGGCCCGCAAGGCGATCAGCACTTCATTCAGTTGAACATGACCACGCTGGAGAAGGCGGGCGAGCCAGCGAACGGCACGCCAGAAGACGATGCCGAAGACACGACTACCGCCCAGGAGGATTCGACAGATGGAACTTGAGCGCCGCGACTTCGCCTTTGACGATACGGACGAGCTCATCGTTGAGCAGCGTGCTGACGGCCGGGCAGCCATCATCGGCTATGCCGCCGTCTACAACCGCATGAGCCTTGACCTGGGCGGGTTTAAGGAAGAAATCCTGCCGGGTGCTTTTGACAAGGTGCTAAGCCGCCAGCGTGGCAAGCAGGACGTGGTGGCCCTGTTCAATCATGACAGCAACATCGTGCTCGGCCGCACCTCAAGCGGCACGCTGGAACTGAGCAGCGACAGCAAGGGGCTGCGGTACGTGGTCACTCCACCCGTGAGCCGTGCCGACGTGCTGGAGCTCATCGCCCGCAAGGACGTGGCTGGAAGTTCATTCGCGTTCACGGTTGGCAAAGACGGCGAAGCGTTCCGCACTGGCGACGGTGGCCAAGCCATCCGCCAGATCCGCGAGGTGAGCGGCCTGTACGACGTTGGCCCAGTGCTCACGCCTGCGTACCCGTCAACGTCTGCCAGCGTCGCAATGCGTTCCTATGAGGCATGGATTGCATCGCAGTCCGCCGAAGATCCGGCAGTTCGGGCGGTTAGTTCGCGTTCGGCCTTGCGGGGCGTCGCCGCCGCCTGGGCTGCCACCTTAAGGCTCAAGAATGTCTGAGGCCCGCTGCACCTGCGGCGAGAAGTTGCGGTGCCGTTCCTCTCGCCCGTGTGGCGAAGAGCGTCAGCAGTATTTGCGGTGCCCGCGATGCGGCGCTCGCGGCGTGGTGTTTGTGAAAACAACACTTTCTGAAGTCCGCTACTGCAAGAGGGCGGCACGTTAGAGGCACAGTGGAATCCATCGGCAATACCGCCGGCGGAGATATACCACGTGGACAACCTCAAGAAACTGCAGGACGAGGCCGTTAACCTCGCCAACCGTATCGACGCCGTGCGTGCGATCGAGAGCACCGATGCCGACAAGATTGCCGAGCGCGATCTTGAACTCGAGGCGATGAACACCGAGGCCGGCAAGCTGGCCAAGCGGATCGACTTTGAGAAGTCGGTGGCCGAGTCGGCCAAGAATCTCCGCAGCGTGGTTGACCGCTGCACGCCGGCTCCCGAAGTGACCGAAGAGCGTAGCGAGAAAGTCCGCGTTGAGGCGGTGCCGTTCTCGGGCCGGCTCCGTGCGTTTGAGAACGCCAAGGACGCCTACTCGGCGGGCATGTGGTTCAAGGCCAAGAGCGGCGACGCCGACGCAAAGCGGTGGTGCCAAGACCACGGCATTGAGGCTCGTGCCCAGGGCTCGACCGGCAGCACCACGGGTGCGGCCTTCGTGCCTGACGTGCTCTCCTCGACCGTGATCCGACTTGTGGATCAGTATTCGGCCTTTGCTCAGAACGCGACCAACGTGGTAATGCCGAGCGACGTGCTGCTGTTCCCGCGACGGACGGCCGGTGCGACCGCGTACTGGATCAACGAGAACGCTGCCATCACTGCCAGCGACCCCACTTCCAATCAGGTCACCCTGACTGCGAAGAAGGTCACGGGCGCGGTGACGATTGCGAGCGAGCTCCTGCAGGACTCGATCGTGTCAATCGCCGACTGGATCGCTGCGGAGCTGGCTCTGACGCTCTCCAACGCCGTGGAAGAGGCTGCGTGGAGCGGCAACCCGAGTAACGCTCCAGCGGTTGCTGGGCTCGTCACGACCTACACGGGTGGCCTGCTGGCGGCGTCTGCTGCCACCTACGCCGCCTCGCTCGTGACGGCTGCCGGTGATACGCCCGACGAAGTCACGAAGGCCAACCTGCTGGCCATGATGGCTAAGCTTCCGCAGCACTCGCGTGCGGGTGCCAAGTGGTTCTGCTCGCCGTTCTTCTTCTCGACCTGCATGCAGAACCTCGACCTCGCCCAGGGCGGCTCGGTTGGTCTGGCTGCTGGCATGGGCCCGACCTTCCTGGGTTCGCCGGTGGTTCTCACCGACCGACTCCCAAGCGGTGCGGACTCGACGGGTGCGATCATGGCCCTGTACGGGAACATGGCGAACTCAAGCTACTACGGCATCCGCCAGGCCATCGAGATCGCCAGCAGCGATCAGGTGAACTTCCTCAGCGATCAGACGGTGATCCGCGCTGTTGCGAGGGTTGCAATCACCCATGCAAACCTGGGCACCGACACCGTCGCCGGCCCGATGATCGGCCTCGTGGGTGCGTGAGCCTGACGGCTTGACGAGTGTGCAATCTTGAGCGGGCGGCTTCCACAACGGGGCCGCTCGCTCTCTTTTTTGAGGCACGCATGCTGGTCAAGGTAGGTGGCACCGAAGTTGACATTCGAGTCGAGGCCGTGCTCTCCATGCCACGGCTTTCGTTCACGGCCAATCACTTCGCCTGGGCCCAGGCCCTGATGCCGCTCGGCATTCGCCCCACTATGGGCACGGGTGCGTTCTGGAGTCAGGTTTCCACCCGCGTCTACGAGCAGTTCATTGATACGGCGGAATATTTACTGGCCATTGACTACGACACATTTTTCACCAAGCAGGACGTTGAACAACTCTTCGCTATGGCGATGACTTTTCAATGCGACGCGATCACTGGCCTGCAGACAAAACGCGAAGACGGTCGACCGATGTTGACGCTTAAGGGCACGCTCGACGCACCGCCAGAGGACGGGCACACACAACTGCCATCGTCGTGGTTTGCTGAGCCCGTGCAGGAAGTAGATACTGCCCATTTCGGGCTTACCGTGATCAGCACCGCCGCACTCAAGCGGATGAAAAAGCCGTGGTTTTGGAGCAAGCCTGACGGTGAAGGCTCTTGGAACGACGGCCGCATTGATGATGACATTTGGTTTTGGCGGCAGTGGCGAGACTCTGGCAACCGCGTCTTCGTCTCGCCGCGTGTCGTTTTAGGCCACGGTGAATACGTGGTGACGTGGCCCGGCAAGAACCTTGCTGCCCCTGTTTTTCAGTGGACGACTGAGTTCACGAACACGGGCAAACCGCCAGAATCTGCATGGAGTGTGGGCTAATGCCGAAGATTA